ATATATATATATATATATATATATATATATATACGTCAAATTAGGTGTCTCACTTCGTGAAAATTGCGCTTGACGAGACCGCGGCGTTCGTGTATCATATGCGTCATGCTTGAACCTGCGCCTGGCGAAACAACCGAGAAGGATCTACACGAGCTTAACACCCAAGCGGTGGACACCTTGAGGTCGGTGTTGACGGATGCAGATTCAGACGACGTTAAGCGCAAAGCTGCGGTGGATATTCTAAACTTCTCGCAGGTTGGCAAATCTAAAGGCCGGGCACCTATAGTAACGGAGGAGCAACTTGAGTTCCTTGGACGAGTCATTGTCGAGGCTGAAGCGGTTCGTGAAGGCCTCGCACTCAGCAAAGGATCGTTGGTCGGACCTGCGTAGGTTGGCTCAGACCAATCTGTACGTTCTGGCCAAAGGTATCCTGGATTTTAAGGACATGGACCCGGCGTTCCATGGTCCTTGCTGCGCCCAACTCGACACGCTCAAGTTGCCGTTCGGCAGACAGCTTGACCTTTGGCCTCGCGGTCATTTGAAGACACACATCATTACAATCGCTAAGAACATCCAGTATTATTTACAAGACAACAACATCCGCATCATGCTCGGCGGCTCCTCGCGTGAGAACTCGATGAAGAACCTCCGCAAGATCAAACAGATCTTCGAAACCAACACCCTCCTCCACTGGTTGTTTCCTGAGTGCATACCTGACACGAAGGGTGATAAATGGGCCGAGATGGAGATCCTGCTACCGCGAACAAAGAATCATCCCGAGAGCACCTTCAAGTGCATTGGCGTCGGCGGACACATAACCGGCTGGCACTTTGACGTACTGAGCAAGGATGACCTTATCGACGAGAAAACCGAGAGGTCGCCTGAGGTGATGGAAAAGATCATCGACTGGCACTTGCTCACAAAGAACTTGCTCGAGTCGCCTGTGATGGGTATAGACCAGGTAGTAGGCACGCGGTGGGCCATGTTTGATCTCTACCAACACATCATCAATAACGAGCGTGAGTACACTGTAAACAGAATATCGGCAATTCAAAAAGATCCAGCCGATGGCATCTTGAAGCCTGTCTGGGCCAAACGCTTCCCATTGGACTCCTTGCTTGAGCTTCGCATCAAGGACCCATACATGTACGCCTGTCAGCAAATGAACGATCCACGAGACGAGGCCGTTGTTGACTTCAAAGCCTCGTGGCTCCAATACTATGGCTTCAGCGACGAGAGCTTGAACATTCTAGCCGAGGTTGGCTAATGGCCCAACGCAACCCACGCTCTAACAGAAGCAAAAAGCAATTTGATTCCTATATGAAAGATGTCCAGAGCTACAACACAAAAGTAGATGCCGGACGTTCCGTTCATGGAGTAGACCCAAACCAAGAAGCTTTTAGCGACGATGCAGAAGTCCTACGCCAATCCACAGCTGTTGATAGAGCCAACTCATATGATCGTTTGATGAGGCGTAGCCGTGGCAATTAACATTCGTGGATTGGCTCGTACGTCTGGTGCTTATAGCTGGAGCTTGCGACAATGATCGACGTTAAAAAGACCATCACCATCTTGCGCAATACGCTGGATATTGTGATCTGTATAGATCCGGCAATCAGCGAACGCGAGACCGCCGCGCGTTCCGCTATAGTGGTGATGGGCATGTCGCCTTACCAGAAGATGGTCTTGCTGGAGTATTGGTGCGGCCGGCAGGGTGATCCGGCTAAACTCATCCAAACCTACCTCGACATGGCCCACTTCTGGCAACCCCGGTGTATCGGCATCGAGATGGTGGCTTTCCAGAAAGCCCTCGAACCCTTTACCCTCAAAAGTATGGCCGATCGTGGTGAATACTGGCCCATCGTCAACTTGAAGCCCGATCGAAACGAAAAGAAAGAACAACGCATCTTATCGATGCAACCCTACTTCAGGTCCGGCCAAATCTACATTCAGCGAGGAATGTCTGAGTTCATCGAAGAATACGAAACATTCCCATTAGGGCGGACACGGGACATCCTTGACGCTATGGCCTATGCCGTTCGGCTGTTGGCTCCGCAACAACAGTCTAAACGCCCCGGGCTTGATGAACAGTTGAAGATTCTTGCACGCCAAGATCCTATGTCCGCCCGATATTGGAGAGCCGATGCCGTGAAGCAAGGCCTCCTCGAACCACAAGCCGACATCGACGACATTCTAGATAACGATTACGAAGAGAGCAAGTATGAAGAAGGCGTAGGAGAGTTCGTATGAAGTGCCCTAAATGCAAAGGCCACTGTATAGCTGAAGTAGCATACGACTTCTCTTGTAAATGCAACACTATAAGATGTATAAACTGCGGCTGGAGGTCTTATGCCATGGTTCAAAACGCGGTATGTTCAATCTCTCGAACAGGAGATATCCAGGCTCCGGACCGAGAACTCACGTCTAGTGGAACACAGCGAACGCCTCGTAGAGAGACTATTGAGGAAGGGTGGCGTAGCAAGCGTGGAGCTACCTCCAGAGCCTACTAAAGAGGCCATTGATAAGATGCTCCAATCGCATAACATTTTTGAAGACATGGAAGAGCCTAAAGAGTCTGATCTGACTGATAATCGTAAGGAGCAGTACGATGAATTTGTCTCCTGAGATTTCAACAGGCCTCGGCAAAATCTTCAACATGTTCGGCAACAAGGGAGACGCCGTTGTTAATCCACCTGTTGGCACAACCGAGCAGGAGGCCAAGAAGAACCCTTATGAAGATGGAGCAAAAATTGCTGCAGATATCCTTGAACACCTCAGAGAAGTTGACAAACTCCGCTGGGCCTTTGAACGATTATGGTTTAGATCCATCCTTTACTATCTTGGTAACCAGTGGCTTACATGGGACGCTCGTTCTCGCCGCTGGCGCGAAAAGAAGGTTAGAAAATGGGTTCCCAAACCTGTTACCAATCGGTACGCCTCAACAGCAGATACGTTGTGTGCGGCCATCCAAAGCACAAAAGTAGAGCCTTCGGCCTGGCCTGCTACCGAAGATGTCGAAGACATAGCTGCCGCTAACATAGCCGATCGGGTAATAGAAGTAATCAACCCAGAAATCCACGTAGAACGTGTTCGTGAAGCAGTAGCCAAGTGGATCACCCTCAACGCAGATGCCTTTGTCTTCTGTCATTACGACAAGAAGGATGTCTCACTTGGCAAGACCAAGATCGAACTTCTAGCGTGTCCAATATGTGCCCAAGTTGCCGAGCCGGTGGCTTGGGAAGGTTCCGGTGGTGCTTGTCCCGCATGCGGCGAGCTTGTGCCTCCGCAGCCAAGTGGTCAGTTTAATGAATATCCGGTGGGTAGGCTCAAGGCAGATGTCTGCTCGCCCTTGGAAGTTTACCTCAATGTTGATATCACCGATATGGGAAAGCAGTTGAAGTTCACGATTGCCAAGAGCTACGCTACGGACACTGTGAAGAGCTGGTTTCCTGATATGAAGGATAAGATTCACCCTGACACGAATAGTGCCACCCGTGCGGCTCAATACTTCATGGACGCTCTCGCATATAGCACCGAGGATTCTGGCTACAATCTAACAGGTGCGGTGCAGCGAGATCGTGTCACTCTCTTGAGACACATACAGATGCCCTCAGAACAATTTCCCGAAGGCCTCGACGCTACTGTTACAATGGACAGCATATGCCTAGAGGCAGGTCCCAGCCCATTCTTCGAGGAAACAGCCGAAGGTAAGCAATACTACTGTCCATTGGTTAAGTTCGGCTACAATATGGTACCTGGCCGCTTGTATAGCAAAACTCCCATGTTTGATATTATCCCCAAACAAGACCAACTAAACCGTATCGAATCATTATTGGAGCTAGCCTCCATGAAAGGTGTTAATGTTAACTGGATCATACCGAATGGATCGTCGATTAGTAATCTGTCAGGTGAGCCGAGCCAAATTATCAGATGGACCCCGTCTGGTACTGGTGGTGCTAAACCCGAGGTCGTCACCGTTGCGCCGTTCCACGCCGCGATGCTGGAATTAAAGAAACAATATGAAGCCGATTTTGAGGAAATAGCTGGTACCTTTGACGCCATGAAAGGTAACACCCCCTCAGGTGTCAGCGCAGGCTACGCCATCCAGCTATTAACAGAACGTAGCTACGGTCGCTTTGTATCGGTGTTCTCGAACTGGGAAGCTGGTTGGACAGACCTCTATACCATCTTGCTGAAGCTCTTCCGCACGTATGCAACCGAAGCTCGCATGAGAAAAATAAGGGGTGCAACAGGTGGCTGGGAAATCAAAGCCTTCAAAGGTGCCGACCTCAAAGGGGCTGTGGACATACGGATTGAAGGCGGGTCGGCGCGGCCTCGCTCTAAGCTCGCAGAACAAGCCTTGGTTGAAGCGATGGCGAAAATCGGAGTTGTTAATCCTAGCAATCCTGAGCAAGGGTTCGAGATCGCCAAGCTCTTTGGAATGACCAATATTCTGGGTGCCAATGATGAGGATGTTCGCTATGCGGCGGGTGAGTGGCAAGCTTTGCTGGATTGGCAACCTGAGACTGATCCCAATACAGGTATGCCCATGATGGGTCCCCAAACCCCTGGTGGCCCACCCTCGCCATTTCCTCCCGGTGGACCTGTGGTAGAGCCTATCTTTGACAATCACCTTGTCCATATCATGGAGCATCGTAAACCTTCCAGGACAGAGCAATACAAGACCCTAGAGCCCTGGAAGCAAATGTTCTGGAAAAACCACGTATTAGATCATTTGATGGCCATGCCGCCTCCTCCAGGCTCTGAGCTACCGCAGAAGCCCGGCTCACCGTCAGGCGGTCCCAAAAGCGAAGCAACGAGCAAAGCCAACGAGAAGGGTGACAAAACAATGGATACCGCACGAGAAGGCGGCTCTGTCGCTTTTGGCGGTGGAGGTTCTAATCAGTATCAATAGGACTAATATGAGTGATCTATTAGAAAGTGCCACCTTAGGTTGGGCCGCAGGTATTATTGACGGAGAAGGTTCTATTGGAGTCTATTACAATAGCAAAGCTAATGGCTTCTACTTGATGTTAACCGCTTTTAACACAGATCCAAGAATGTGCATTAAGTTACAAGAACTATTCGGAGGCAATGTTAAGTATCACAAACACGACAAACCTAATGCAAAGGGATGCTTTACCTGGGTACTAGTTGCAGGTAATGCTGCAACTGTTTTAGAAATACTATTGCCTTTTCTGATAATTAAAAAAGAGCAAGCAGAATTAGCTATAGAGTTTGGTAAGTTATCTCGTATTCATGTAGGTAGGGGTTGTCCAGTACCAGAGTCTGTTCTAGCAGCGAGAAGTGAAATTGCAAGAAAACTTAAGCAAATTAAAACTGCAGAGTTTAATGAAGACTTTTCACCTCTAACTGTTAAGGATGAGCAATTTCAATGAACACTAAAGGCCTAGCACATGCGATTAAGGGAATAGAGCTTGAGTTAGAGAATCTCAAGCGGCACGCGGGTTTGCCGATGGATACAGGCGAAGAGGAGTCTTATGAAGAGCCTGAAGAAGAATTGACCAAGGTTGTAGGCCGAGGCCGTAAGCAGCGCACGGTGCCCACGCTTGGAGATGGTTCTTTAGGCAAAAAGCCTAAGGACGAGGATGAGGACTAAGTGGAGGTCAAGATTGATTTCTCGGCATCTGGTGACAATACCATCTTGGCTGCGGCTGCTGGCTTTAGATATAAGATTCGTCAGATGTTCCTTGTGCCAGGTGGTGATACGACAATTCAGATCAAAAGTGGCTCCAATGTGTTGGTTGGTGGTATGTCGCTAAAGGCCAATATGTTCGTAGTAATTGACGTATCTAATATGCCTTGGGTAACTACTAATATAAATGAAGCATTAGTGTTTAATTCAACGGCAGCAGTACAAGTTGGTGGTAGAATCACGCTAGATAAGGAACCTCAATAATGAGTGATGCAGTTTATCCTCCTGGATCAGGTGCGGCGGGTCCTGCGGGGCCTCAGGGTCCCAGTGGCGCTGCTGGGCCTCCTGGATTTGGTGCGGATGGCCAAGATGCTGATGAATTTGTCTCGACGATACCAGGGCCTCCTGGTAGTCGTGGATCGGTTGGACCTACTGGGCCACAAGGTAATGATGGCTTAGATGGCGAAGAAGGTCTACAAGGACTCCCTGGCCAACAAGGTGTCCAGGGCATTCAAGGTATCCAAGGCTTCACTGGTGCTCAGGGTGTCCCAGGATTTGACGGCATTGAGGGCGAAGAAGGTCCGATGGGTATTCCTGGTAACGTCGGTCCCCGAGGCGCTAGCATCCAAGGCGCACCTGGTATGGACGGTCTAGATGGTGATCCCGGCGAAATGGGTTTTCCGGGGCCTGCTGGCAATCCTGGGGCTGCTGGTGCTACTGGCCCTGCTGGAAGTCCTGGTTATCCAGGCCCTCCTGGACTTGATGCCGAGGAACCTGAGATCCCGTATGTGATACCTGGGCTGCAGGGTAAAAAAGGTGACACTGGCGCACCTGGAGGTGGTGGAGGTTCGGCAACAACGGTTGAGGTTAATACAGGCTCCGCCGCTATTTGGCAAGGGAAGTTTACTATCACAGATGGAACGATCACAAGCTCCAGCAAAGTGCTGTGTTGGCAAGCTCCTGGGCCTTATACTGGTAAAGGTACTATGGCTGATGAAGCCGAGATGGCCCCTGTTGAAGTGTTAGCAGTAGAACCCGCCACCGGCACAGCGGTTGTAAAATGGAGGTCGGTACAAGGATTTCATCCTCGGATTGAATTATCTAGACCTTTGAATCGAACCCCTGCGAGTGCGGTAGCTTTTGATATTGTGGGCGAGCGGGAAATTCAAGGTATGAAGGTGCTAGGAAAAGTCCGTGGCAACATTAAATTTAGCTATCTAGTATTCTCGTGAGGTATATATGGCAGTCCTAGAAGGCGGCGTATCAGCAGCTTTAATGGGAGTGGGTGCAGAGCCTGCTAATGCAGGTCACATGCAGATCAAGCCCATCGCCCACGGCTCCTTAGGCCACTACCGAACTGGCGTCAAGTTAGTATTCGCCACTACCCAAGCTGCCAACTCTCGCTTGTTTGAGATTCGCAATACTAGTACAAACATCCTTGTGCTTACAAGATGTTTCGTAATGGTTGCCCCAGCCGGTACCATCACCACCCCTTACATGGGTGAGATCGGGCTATTTAGGCTTACCGGCTTCACCGCTGTTGACACGACAAATACGGTAACGCCAGTGGCGAGTGTTAAGAGGACCTCAGGGATGGCGGCATACCCAGGCGGTGCGGCTGTTAGGCATGTTACACTTGCTGGAGCGGCTGCAGGTATGACTGGCGGAACACTTACCAAAGATACTCAAGCTCTTGGAAGCCTCTTATTCAACGGTACCACATTTGCCGCTGGTACAGTGCCATTCTCTAGAGAATTCGTAGACGACACCAACGGTACACATCCTTTAGTAATGGCCCAAAATGAAGGTTTTGAACTCGAAAACGTAGTTGTAGGTAGTGGCACGGCAAATGTTGTCCATTGTGTGATTGATATAAGCTGGGCCGAAGTGACAGCTTACTAAAAGGAGACTTTATGGCAAGAATACCCAAAAGACTTTATGGCCCTGCTCAAATAGCCACTGGTCCTACTACAGTCTATACCGTACCTGCGTTGACAAAGACTGTAATCAGACAGATTCACATTAGCAACCCATCGGCTTCACCTGTGACAGTGACAGCCTCCATAGGTGCTGATGCAGCGGCGACGAGGTTTTTGGCTACCTACTCAATCCCAGCCGCCGCGGCAGGTGTGACAGATTCCGTGCGTGATATTTTCCTGTATTTTGTGATGGATGCTGCTGAGATTCTTACCCTATCAGCAGGCACCAACAACATCCTTGTGGTTGTTATAACTGGGGATGAAATAGTTCTAGGGTAGTGTATCTGGCCATCGTGGTCGCAACCACGTTAAAATAGCGAGGCCTAGGGGTCGTACCCCGAACAACAAACGGAGGGTTTATGCAGGACGGTGAACAGGAAGTAGATGGTCAAATCGAAGGGCAAGAAGGTCAACCACCTATCGAGGGTGCCGAGCGCGACTCCGGCGATACAGGAGGTCAGGGCAAACCTCAAAAAGGTGAATGGATCCCAAAGCACCGATTTGACGAAGTAAACCAGGGTTACACGAAATACAAAGAGTTCGGCAAGCCTGAAGATATTGCCAAAAACTTGGCACGTCTGAAGGAACTAGAAGCCTTACCTCAGAACCGTACGACTGACAAAGAGAAGTCTGAAATTCGCAAAGAACTTCTCAATGTCTTTCCTGAACTTCAAGTCATGTCGAACATGCTAGAGGTTCAGAAACAGGTCTACACTGCGCGTGGTGCCGAACTCAATAATGACTTCTTGAAAGAACTAGGCATCGAAGTCAACGAACCAAACAATCAGTATTTGCAAGAGCTTCTAAGTGGTATCATTGCAGCCGATCAAAAGCTCCTGCGACGCTTCTACGCGATGGACCCAAAAGTCTTCGAGTCAGCGTTCGCGGTAGCCAAGAAGACCTTCTGGCCCAACGTCCGCAAGATTGTGCCGGGGGCTGGGGTTCAAGCTAAAAAGGTTCTCCCAAAGGCTCCTGACAAACAGAAGACTCAGGATGAGCCGAATGGTAAGAAACCAGGGGGTCAACTTGGTCGGCTGGAAGAGCGAGACGAACTCGACAAAGCCTCTGAAGCAGCCTTTGCAATGCTGGAATCTTCAAGGAGTGAATAATGGGACTCGATCTTCTTGATGCCGCACAACTAGGATGGGCTGCTGGTATCATTGATGGAGAAGGTTCCATTGGTGTATATTGTAATAACCACCGTCACTATAAGCTACAAATTACAGTAGCTAATACAGATCCTAGGATGGTTCTAAAACTTCAAGATATTTTAGGTGGTGCTGTTTGCACTCACAAGAGACAACTTTCAACAAGAAAGAACTATTTCATCTGGTCTGCGAGTGCTAGACAGGCGCATGAAATTCTTGAAATTCTTTTGCCATTCTTTGTTGCTAAGAAAGAGCAAGCAATGGTAGCTCTTGAGTTTGCCAGGCTTATTAACCCAATAAGAGGACAAAACAAAGAGATACCAGAGGCTACTCTTGCAAGGCGTAGCGCACTATCAGAAGGCTTAAAGAAGATTAAGCAGATAGAGTTCCCTGAGGACTGTATTTATAGTGACGGTTCTTGGCCATCTTCTGTTGTGAAAAAGGAGACACTATAATGGGCTTAGATATAAGTGCTTACGATGCAGCCCTGAAAGAGGTATACGAAAAGACAATCATCGTACTCCTCAATTCCAGGACTGTTACAAGAAATCGTTTCAAAAAGGAGACTGGTAGTTGGGAAGGTCGCGTGGTTAGGTATCCACTTAACCTCGGCCGCAACCAGGGCACGATGTTTACTTCTGAGAACGGCACCTTACCGGATGCCGGCAATCAGGAGTACGTTGAGCACCAGGTTCCGATTCGGTACGCTCACGGCAGAATCCAATTGTCCATTCAAGTCATCAAGCATTCTCGGTCCAACAAAGGTGCCTTCAAGCGTGCCATGGACCAGGAAATGCAGGGCTTGATTCGAGACCTGTCAAACAAGCTCAACCGGGCCATCTATGGCTACGGCTCAGGTGTGCTTGCGCTCCTGAATGGAGATCCAGGTACCTCGACTACGCTTACGGTGGATGCACCTGGCGGCGTAGCTGGTGCGGTCAACGGCGCACGGTGGTTGCAGAAGAACATGTATGTCCATATCGTTAACCCGACTGGACCTGCTATTCGTACCGGCACCGCGCGTAAGATCACGGCTGTTGCGAGTGATGGTTTGAGTGTTACCATCGACGCGGCTGCCGATGCCTCGTATGCTGATAACGACTACGTAGTACAGGCCGCAAAGCCCAGCACATCTACGTTGGCCGATACCAGCATGAACAAGGAGAGCATGGGCCTTCTCGGTTTGGTTGATGATGGAGACTATGTAAGTACTCTCCACAACGTCAACCGCAGCACGTATCCAATCTTCAACAGCGTCAATGTCACCTCTGTAGGACCGCTCTCAGCGGACATCCTCCAGAGAGGCCTTGATGTTGCGGATCAGGTTGGTGAGGGTGCTGTGCAGTTCTTCCTCTGTCATCACTCTGTACGCCGAGCGTACTTGACGTTGATGGAGGTTGACCGTCGGTACTCGGGTGGAGACCTGCGCAAGCCAGATGCAGGCACAGTAGCAGCCAAGATGAAAGATATCACCTTCGGGGACATGCCCTGGTACGTCGATAAGGACGCTCCTTATGGTACCCTGTTCGGCATCGACCCGATGCACTTCACTCGGTGGGTTGAAGTGGAAGGTGAATGGGCCGATGATGATGGCACGATCCTGTTGCGACTCGTAGACGTTGATGCCTACGAAGCGCGATATAGGATTTTTGAAAACTTCTCACTTGACAGGCCAGCAAGCTGCGTCCGGTGGGATGGTATCACTACCAATATCGTTGTGGCCCATATCAATTAAAGATCGTGAGGCTAGCTTTTGGTCAAATGATCAGGAGCTAGCCTCTTCAAAGGAGCATTATGAATCGCAAAGTTGTTACCTTAGTGAATCGCACCGATAAAGATTTCCATTTCATGTATGATGGGATTCAGTACAAAGTCCCGGCTCAAGAAGAGCTAGACGCTACCGAGGATGTGGCTAACCATGCTCGAAAGAAGAGCATCATGTCGTATGATCTCGAAAGCGGCAGAGCTTTGTACCAGATTGGCATCAAAGGTGTCCATGACATAGGCTTCATGGGTGCCGGCAAGACCAATGAAGATGAACTCATCAATCGGGAAACAGATATCCAAGGCAAGGCAGTAAAAATAAATGTCCGAGGAGGCCGAGTTGCGCCGTCACGCGACGCGGATGCACTGTCGGCTTCGCTGGAGGAATAAATGCCCGTAACATACGATAAAGACGCTGATAATACTGCGGTTGTGATTAGAACCGGCCGAACAGCTTTGAAGGCTGTTACGGTGAGACAAAGGACTTTTGACGCTCCGGTGCTTTACCTCCAATTATTTAACACGGCTTCGATCACGCCTGGCACAACTGCACCAGTTGCCGTTATTCCAATCCCGGCGGGCAACGCCAACATCGGTGCAACTGCACACAAGGTTGCTATCGCTGGCACTAAGGGTGGTGGTGAGTTCACAACCGCTCTTGGCTACTGTGTAGGCACAACACATGATAATGGTGTTGCTCCTGATGCAGGTGACGAGCCCGAAGTAATCATTAGCTGGGAACCAATTGGATAAGGAGATTATATGAGCCGATCAAGATATTCATATAACTCCATACACAAAGGGGTATCCTTGCTGATGGATGGAGGTAAGCCATATAGCTATGATGGAGTGTTGTGGAGGCCACCTGGCGTACACGCACTTGGTGTCAACAACCGTCTCACCGAACTCTATAGGTTCGGCATGGGGTTCGGTTCTATTCAGAATCGCACTGGCGGCGCAATCGTATGCGGGATTGGTGGACGTGTTCATACTTCGCATTGGGTTGCTGGACAATGGGTACAAAGCACCACCACGTTTACAGATGACACGGTGGATGCGCAGGATGCTGGGACTAATGATTTTGCTCTTGAGACAACCACCAATAATGATGGCTGGATGCTTGCAAGTCGGCAACCTGTTAATGCTGTCTGTCTTGATATTGGCACAGCTTCTGTGGGTGCTCCTGTGAGGACCATCGAGTATAGCTTGGCCGGTGGTACTTGGCAGGCTTTGACTAACGTGTTGATTCCACCTGTGACTGGTGCCAACTGGGCCACTGGTGAGGCAGTTATTTTGTGGGAGAATCCAAGCGACTTGGCCGTGCTGGAAGCAGGTCATGGCACTGGCGTCCCAGTAGGTATGTACGGCTACAGGTTCCGTTCTACTACAGCTCCTGGCGTCGCAGGCGTAGCAAATAGTTTAAGCGTAGCTGAGATTATTCTTGCCACCGAAGGTGTTAGCGATAATAATGTGTACGAGGTTAATCCTGGTGGAGGTGAGTATTATCTTAGCAATGCTTATGATGCTATGGTTGCTTTACTAAGTAGCAAAGCAGCGATCCAGAGTAGGGTCAATATAGATGTGAGGGTTGTATGAAACATAAAAAATCCATAGCTTGGCTTGCTAGTGCTGTCTTGTTGGTGTCGCTTTGGTTTGTGCCTGCTGTTAGGAGTCAGGTAATATCGTCTGCCGGAGGTTTGTTTGATCCTAACGGTAATTTGCTAGTCGCTTTAGGCACCTTAATCGCAGGAGAACGACAACAGGGGAGTGCTACGCTGAGTTATCTAGTTGTTAGACAAGAAGCCAACGCCACTGTTATTAGTACCACTGGTGCAGTAACTCTCGGGGGCGGTGCTGCTAATGATACTCATCTCCTGGGTCTGCAGATCCATACTGCTTTGACTGGGACTTGTGTAGTTGCCGGTTTCCAAGATGAAGCACTTGGAGCAAAGAGCTATACTTTTCCAGCTGCCTCGGTGGGCTTCAAAGACTTCTTTGGTGCCATCAATGCCGCAGGTGCTCTAACAGTAACCTGTAGTAATGCGGCTGATGATGATAGGGTGATAGCATTGTGGAGACCTAGATAATGGGGAACCGTCCAGCAACAGGTACTAGGCCCGCGGCAGGTGCCAGAGTGGCAGCAGGCACAAGGCTCGTGGATACGCCTGATCACTTAGTATTTACACCTGGGCTTCTTCAAGAAGCTGGACCAGAGTTCATTCTTGAAAGTGCAGATGGATTTATTTTATTGGAGGGCAGCTAATGCCAAGTCTAAAAATCTCTGAATTGCCCCTGGCTACTTTAGTAAATGATGCCGACCTAATACCGATTGTTCAGGGTGGAGTGAACAAAAAAGCAACAAGGAATTTAGTTACGGCAAGTGGGATTTATTATTCTGGTAATTATACTGACCTCGACGCCGCGATCACGGCCATTGGCTCGACCGCAGGCACGTTGATCATCCATAGCGCGATCCCTTCAGTGGGCAATGTGACCGTACCGACCACCCTGGCAGTAGTGTTCACAGGCGGTGGGATGCTGACGGTGCCCAACGCGACAACGACGACCTTTAATGGGCCGTTTGAGGCACCACTCAAGACGGTGTTTACGTTGACTGGGACGGGGCTAGTCGCATTTGGTCGTCGAGTGCTTGATTACTTCCGACCTGAGTGGTGGGGGGCAAAAGGGAATGCTGATTCGGATGGACTCAACGGAACTGAATGTAGTACAGCATTACAGAAATGTTTCGATGCTGCTAAAGCAACTCAAGATCTTACACCAGACTTAGAGATGAGTGTAGTAAAGTTAATTCCTGGTGGCCGTTATATGACTCTACCAGTGACTTGTGGTTCTGGTGTTTGTCTTGACATGGAGGGAGCTACATTAACACAAGCTGCACAAGCTGGTGGATTTACTCACGCCTCAACACTTTTAACTGTTAGTGCTGCTGTTCCAAGCTCATTCCATCGAGGACTTTCTGCTGCTGGTCTTTGGTATGGAGGAGCAGGCCATGGATTTAGTTCAACTTATTGGGAAACTAACATTGGAATTTTCATTTCCGGTCCATCAGATTCAAGAATTACATTTGGTACTGTAGGTGGATTTTGTATAGGCGTAAGGATTGGTGGTGGCACTATTGTAGCTTATAACAGTTTCTCTGGAGGATTTTTCCATTCCAACAAAATCACGTTTGATCTGAGGACGACCTCATCCAATTTTGTCAACGAAAACAATTTTCACGATTGCAATATCTCGCTGTCATCCAACATCACGCCATTTGGGACTGTGGCGGGTATACGGTTCTCCTCTGATGATAATGGTGAGCACGGGCAGAACAATAATCGTTTCGATGGGTTCTGTTTTCAGGTAGGGGATCACTCCGCCACCTATGATTGGGTGTCTGGTACAAGCAAGACATCAGGGAATTGCTATGCTGCTGGGACTGCACCATACGAGAAATACTGGCAGTTCAAATCTGCCACGGCTAATTGTGGAACGAATGCCCCACCAGCCTTTGACAATGTTACGTTCACGAATGCCACAGAACTTGTGACGTTTGCCTCTTTGGCCCCCGTTAACGATATTCTCGTCTACATCAGTACCAGTGATGGTACAGGAGTCGCTCCAACAGGTCTATCCCTCTACACATGGTATTGGGTTGTCAACACGAGCGGTAGTACTTGTCAGTTGTCTTTAACGAAAGGTGGCGCAGCAGTCACGTTTACAACTGATGGGTCTGGTAGTTTGCAGATTGAAGCCCAGCGATATATGACGTTCACTGACAACGCAAGCAAGTTGTGGCTATGTGACGGCGTGAAGTTTCACGCTCCTATGTTCATCGACGATACCAGCTTCTCTCAAACTACTGTTACTAGATGTCGGTGGGAAGGCGGCTATGGGCCATTCACACATATCCAAGGCAATAGGCGGTTCACTACATCTGGAGCTGGTTCATTGTTTGAACCATACGCGTTAGGCACCACTTACTATGCTACTGCTGGCGATCTTAATCCTTCCGCATCTATAGACGTAACAAAATACCAATTTGGGAATATTTACCGTCAATACAACAATGGTGCGCCTAAACTGTTTGCTCTTGACGACCTTCACCACCGATATTTACGTGGGGTGACAAATTACAGCACGATTGCTGGAATGGCATTTTTGAGTACGACTGCTTGGGATACTATTGTACAAAGCATAGACACTGTAACTGGATTCTTCCCCCGTCTGTGCAAGAACCATTTGCAACTAGGCTCTGGGGCAGGGTGGATGCCCGTAGTGTTCGTGGATATGGTTACGCATAAGGCAGTGGCTGTTTCTGCTGACTTAGTTGCTGCTGCCCAATTTGTGGTTGCCAAGCCTTTTACTGATAGGTTTAAGAATATCGCGGTCAGTAATTATACAAAATCTCTGTGCGGAGGGTCTGCACTCCAAACCGCTGATGGGGGGTATTTGTATCTTATATCGCCCAGTACTGGTGCGAGCTTTGGTGTCCCAAATGTTGCTGGATCTACGACTCGCTTTATCATGGTCGGACTAAGCAATCTTGCGGAAGTAAGAGGCTTAACGTTCTCTGTTCCGCCAGGTATGGGAACTGGTGCCGTCCCTCTTCGTGTAGTAACCCCCTGGGGACTCTCATCAGATATGAGTCGGCATAGCGTTGGTGTGCCTATCCGTGGTTATTTTCTACGTGCGGGTGAGTTCATTAAAAATATCAGTACTGGTGCGAATGAACCTGAGGGATGGATTGTTAAGACAGAAGGTGCCTTAGCTCCAGCTTGGGCAACTGCGACAGTCATGGTTTTTGAAGAGTTGCGCGTAGGGGATGCGGGCACCAGGGTATATGCGTGTCAGACAGCAGGAACGAGTGGTGGTGGATCAGAGCCGACCGGCACCGGAACTGGCATCAGTGATGGAACATTGCTTTGGGATTACATATGTCCAGTTGCTGCCCTTGAGGTTGTACAGAAGGCTGCCAAAGCTCCCACAACGGGCACGCTGGCTAGTGCCACCTTTGCCCAACATGCTCTAACTGGCGCACAGGAAGTCATCAATCTGAATACGGCGGCGACACCAGGAACCCTCACGACACGAACGGCGACAGAGATGGTAGCTGAGCAGGGAGGGGGTGTGTCTGGATCATGGAAAGTCCGCATCGTGAACATTTCTGGCAATATGTTGACGGTAGGACTTGGTTCTGGAGTGACCAACCCTCTCAGCACCACGCTCACCATCGCAGCGAGTAGCTTTGGCGACTTCCTGTTTACGGCAACAAGCGCGACCGCCGTAACTATCGCCAGGGTTGGAACAGGGACTCATGTATGACCACTGCAATAGAAGAAATTAACTCTGAAGTCTTACAGGTCCACCGAGATTCGCAGGCACGCCTACAAGAAGATATTATTTCGTGGCGCGAGTCGTGGACCAAGGAACATAAATCTCACGCTGAGACTCGTAATCAACTCCTGCGCGCCACTGCATCCTTGGTGTTGAGCTACAAGAACCTCTCGCGGGCTGGCAAGAAAGGTCGGCTCGTGAGTGGGGAGATCATCTCGTTGTTGAATCAGATGTTGCCGAATCGCCCAAAGGAGTTGGCGTATATCACGCCACAGGATAAGGAGTGGGCCGAAGCTGTACTGGAGAAGCTCTGATGATCATGATTATTATCGTCGCACTGCTGTTTCTAGGCTGCCAGAAGGTGCAGAAACAGCCAGAGCGACCCACTGCTCAGGACAGGCCACACGCTCAGGAGCGGGCACCACGATGAGCTATTCCGACACCCTGGCCCGCCTCACCGCCCGCTATGCGACGGAAGAGAGATGACCGGCTATACGACAAACTTGCATCCTGAGTTGATGGTTGTGTTGAAAGCCCTGGAGGAACGTCTAGGGTTCGAGCTAACAGTCAACTCGGGATATCGAGATCCGGAGCATAACCGAGAAGTTGGAGGGGTTGAGGGTAGTGAACATACTGATGACCCAGCGCAGGGAGCGGACATACTATGCAAGCGATCGGTGACTCGCTTCAAGATGGTCCGAGAGTTGCTGTCGATGGGAGTGCGACGAATAGGCATTGGTAATACCTTTGTCCATGTTGGTATTGCAAGCGACAAACCACAGGATGTGATGTGGGATTACTATCCGGAGGAGTCTAAGTAGTCCGGCACGATAGGAGGTAATATGTGGCTGACCCTTCCAAGTTTGATCTGTCGGACTGGTTTTCAGTAATTGTGACCTCGATTGCCAGCGGCATCGTTGCAGGGATTACGTCGGCAATGGGCTGGTTTCGTCGGACGAAGCTCGATATGTATGATCGCATAACACTTGTGGAGGGGGAAATGCGCGACTGGAATGAGTCCCACGCCAAACATGAGACCCAACTGGCCGTCATGCAGACCTGTCAGCAAAATACGGAAGAGCGGCTCGATGCGATTGACCGCACGACACGGGACACAAATCAAAACTTGCAGGAACTCAGTAAGACGATCGTGACCTTGATAAATCAAAAAGGAGGACGATAGGATGTCACTGAAACTGGTACTCGCGGCGATGGTCGGGCTGGCCCTGGTTAGCGTGTCACATTCCTACGCGCAAGCCCTGACGCTCACCTGGGATCGCAACCCTGATGTGGACGCCGTGACTCACTACCAGATCTATTCCTGTCCTAGCATGACCTGTGCAGATACCGCCCTGGTCCTCATCCCGAATGTCACAGTTGTCCAACCCGCGGCTCCTGCGGCCCCAGCTTGGGTTATTCCTGATGGGTTTGTTGGACGTCTTGCAGTGACTGCACTTAATGTGGCATGGACAGATACCGCAGTTACTCCTCCAGCTATTGTGTATAACGAGTCTGATAAAAGTGTGTCCGTGGGTGTCAATGGGAAGCGCGGCGGAAGGCCGACGAACCCAAAAATCAGGTGGTAAACATTAACCAAGGAGTGTTATGAACAAGGATACTTTGACAACTATCTTGGGTGTTGTGCAGGCTGCCGGGGTGACGATCGTGTCTTATGTTACAACGGCGCCGCCGGATGAGACTGGAAGTAGGTGGACGAATCCTTTGTTTTATCTAGGCTTGGGTGTAGCCGTACTTGTTGCTGTAAAGGCTTACTTTACCAAGGGCATCGAGACAAAGGTATAAAGGAGTAGCATGGACCTGGCCACCTTAGGACTAATAGCTTCGGTGCTAGGTGGCCTGGCTACGATTGTAACGTACCTTATTAGGCGTAAAGAAAGCGCCAAGGAGAATCAGAATGCGTTGGGTACGGTCGAAGCCGATGAACTTGGGGCTGGCATGGATCGCGTTGACGTTGCTAACGCTGCCAGCCTGCGGGACGCCAAAAAAGGACCGGATTGAGGCGTTCATTTGTAAGCCGGAGCAGGCGTATCACCAGGACGGGACATTGAATCCTGATCGATATACGATTGATCGCGCCTGTATCAGAGGTGTGCAGCAACGATTGAAGGCCTGTTACAAGGAATAGTTATGAATTGGCTAGATCAAGTGTTGCATGTCGTAGTGGGGGCAATTATAACCTTGGTATTATGCTTTTTCATACCTTGGTATTTTGCCATTTTGATTTCTATGTGTGCCGGCGTTGCTAGGGAGATGTTTCAACATCCTTGGCGCTGCGGCGAAGGTTGCATACTGGATTTACTATTTTGGCTACTTGGCAGCATAACAACAGGAGCGGCGTATGTGGTCGTTAGAACGCTTTAATAAGGAGATGCGCAAGTTTGATCCTTTGCTACGCGCAAGGCTTAGTACGCTAAAGCCCAACGAAGTTATCATTGAGCGTAAGGCTTCTAGGGAGACCAAGTGCGTTCCGCTGCCCAAAGAGCGGCGTGGCATGGACAGATGGATCAGCGACACCCAAGGGTTTGTGCCTGTTACAAGGGCTTACAGACATCAGCTAAACCACGACACTTTGCTCGAATTAAGAGCACAGGATATGTGGGAGCACCGCGGCGCAGGCTACTATGCTGACAAACTTGAGGCGCAGGAGCAAATTCACGAGATGATGGAGAAGCAAAAGGAAAGCCAACTGTTGCAAAACATGGGCGAAGAAGCCTATGATCGCGGGATGATAAAGCAAGGCTCCGTTGTAAGTGGCTTCCGCCAAAAGGAAACTACATGAATGTCCTAGTCCCTACACGAGCCCTCAGCAAGCTCGGCAAACTAGGCACAAGCCCGGCACAACTCACCCACTTGTGGCCGGGGGCGCCCAAGGTCGAACGGCCAAGGCAAGGTTCTGGACAGTTAGATCACAAGTTTAGCTGTCTAGACACCTCACACCTCTCCAAACTTGTGCCGGTTCGACCGGGTTGCCGCATTTCCGTGGGTGTCCCTCTTGCTGTCTTCTCTTTCTTTCTTTCTTTCCCTCTCCCTCTTTCTTGGAGGTGAACTTTGAATCTAGCACAAATTCGCACTACCGTTCGAGACATATTGAGTGGAGGCAAGGGTCTCAATACCGTCTTAACCAATGACACGTTCTGGGCCGATGGGGAGGTGGATACTTATATCAATGTGGGCCAGGATGAGTTGTATAAGATTGTTCGTAGGGCGAGGTCGGATTATTTCACGCGGATCTTACAAACTACGGATGCGCCGTTGTTGATATTGGGACAGACCTTTGTTCCTAGCACGTTGCAATGGGTCGTTGGGCAAGGTAACTACACTTTGCCGCCGGATTTCGTGAGAATGAAGTTGATGACAGACCTTTCAAGCGAGCGAGTGCGCTTCATGGCCTCGGATATTGCCAAGAATGAATTCAAAGTGTTGATGAACCAGGAGGGAGGTTCTACAGCGCGTGAATACTTGTATGATATCTTGGGTATTAGGACTTTGTTATTTAGACCCAAGCCTGCTGAAGTGAGAGATATAGAGTTTGTCTACGAGAAGCGGCTACCGCGCTTGAAAGACTGGAACACAGGTACCGTGGACGTTCTAAACGGCAACAACACTGTGACTTTTAGTGCTGGGGCAGATATTCAGAATCGCCTGGTTCCTGGGTCTGAGCTAATAGTAGGCACCACCGCTGTTTTGCCTACGGCAGATCCAACTGAGACCTATCCTGTGATCAAGACTATTGATAGTGCCACGCAGGCTACGTTGGAATCAGTCTATTTGGGCAGCGACCTTGTAGGAGCTAAATACATAGTATCTCCCGTGAGTGAAATCCCAGAACATCACCACTTTTTGCTGGCCGCCTATGCTACCATTCTAGGGTTCAAAAAAGGTACCAACCCGCATAGGGATTCTGTCCAAGAATGGCAAGACATCTATAACGCCATGTTACCATCACTTGTGTCGGATGTAGAAATCCGCCAAGGTAGCGACATCGAAACCGTCTCAGCATACTTAGAGGATCTCTACGATGCTTAAAGACATTACTAGTAAGATCCCAGCTTACTCTGACGTCCTATACGATGTTCTATCATTCGCTGGAGGTATGAACTCCAGATCGAGTGAAATCTTCTTAGGTCGAGACCAGCGTTATAGCTTAGATAAGGACCAACTTAGATTATGTGTTAATTTTATAAGGACACAGTCTGGTCTATTGATAACTAGGCCTGGTAGAGTAAAACTAAATGCTGCTGCTATATCACCTGCGGCTGGAGATGCCGTTGTAAGGTCTGTGTTTGAGCTTAGACCTATTAATGGAAATGATTCCATCTTAGTGAATGCTGGTAACGGAGTATTTAAGCTTATCGCTGGAGCTTTTGTAAGCCAAGGCACTGTTGCTAACAATAACCTCCGCATGTTATGGTGCCAATTTAAGGACAAAGCTCTTGGTATCAACGGCTTAGACACAATGGTAACCTATGATGGCACCACCTTGAGCACAGTTGCCGGGGCCCCAACAGACGGCACTTCTCTAGCATCGCATAGAAACCGTGTCTGGATGACTCGTGGGCGGACTCTAAGCTATAGTGCCCTCGGCGACGAGACAGACTGGACCACACCTAATAACGCAGGCTCGGTACCAATACCCACTACCAAGGGTAGAGGTGGCACCGGCCTAATTAGCTTGTGGGATCGCTTAATAGTCCTAAGCGCAGATCAAGCATTCCAGCTTCTAGGTACATCTCCAGCAGACTTCTCTATGGAGCCTGTTAATCTACAATATGGTCATACAGGTTCTCCTAACGCAGTAATTGCCGCAGGTAACGATGTTTACTTCTGTAATAAGCGAGGGGTAAATAGCCTTGGCGTGGTGTTCGCTCAAAGTACTACTGGAGATGTATCTTATAACTATGCAACTGGTTCGGTAGAACCAACTTGGCAACAAATCAATTCTGGAAACGTAACTAACATTGTAGCAGTCCATGATAGTCTTCACAACCAGATTATCTTCTTATGCAATCGCACCGGGGTAACCAACAATGAGGCTTTTGTTGGAGATTACTATCACCTAGACGAACACAACACCCCCACATGGGGTATGTATTCAAACATGCCATTTGCTTCTGCTGCTGAGGCATCTTCTATCAGTGGCTACCCAACAGTACTATTTGGTTCCTATGATGGATTTGTCTATCAACAAACAGATGCCGAGGATGATGATGGCGCTCCTATCAGTACGCAGCTTATTTATGTCACAGACCTAGAATTACCAGTATTCAGCAAACTCTGGCGGCATATGGTACTCTTAGGAGTAGGCCAAGATACTGTCCTAAATGGCACCATCAGTTACGACTTTGGCCAAGAATCTTTCAGCTTTACAGCAGACTTAAACTCAGATGCTGGAGATACTATAGGTGGTAGCTTTGTGATTGGTGAGTCTACCTTGGGAACGCCAAACCTAAAAGAGGTCCGTATCCCTATAGCGGCCCATGGTAGGTTTGCTACCATTAATATGTTCACAAGTTCTATACATAAAGTCACCATAGGAGGTTGGATAATCTACGCAGGTGTTCGTCGTACTATTCATCACTAGGAGGAATCAGATGTTACCTATTGTAATGTGCCTACTACTGTCGCTTTTTGCCACAGTTGCCGACGCCGCTACTATAGCGAGGCCATCTAAGAGCTTTGGTGGAACTACATTTATCAATGGCGTGGTGCCTCAGGCTAGTGACTTTAATGGAGATGCCGACACTATATACGCCGAGTTCAATGGCAATATACATAATGCTAATATAAGTACCTCGGCTGCGATTGGGCCTACTAAGATCAACCCTGATGGTTTTAGTGTAAACGTCAGGACCGTAAATGCCGCGCCTTGTACTATATACGATGAAAGTGACCAAGGTGCTGACCTAAGACGCTGGGCTATATGTTCTTCAGGAGGAGCTTTTCAGATTAGTACCTGGACTGATGCCAGTGCACTGCAAAATAACTGGTTTAACATGACCCGTGCTAATGGTGGATTTACCATTGGAGGTGCGTCTGGGACAAACACTATAAATGGTAATACTACCTTTAATCACAATGTGACATTTGTAGGTAATACCTCGCTAACACCTACTGGGATGGTATCCCTGTATATGGGTACTAGCGCGCCGGTTGGTTGGCTCTTAATGGATGGGGCTTCTAATAGTTGTACGGGTTCGAGTTCAGTCAATGCCAATTTGTGCGCTCAGTTGGTTAGTCTAGCAGGCACGGTTGATTACAAAGGAGCTGCCTCTACCACGGTAACAGTAGATACTTCTAGTGATGAGGTATTACATACAGCCCACGGTAAAAGTGTCGGAGATAGAGTACACTTCTCGACTACGAATACCTTACCAAGCCGAACAGGTGGTGCTGGGGTATTATTGAATACTTTAGTTTACTGTATCCAATCTATCACAACGGATCGGTATAAGATCGCAGACACCTGCGGAGGTGCCGCGATTGATATAACGACTTCTGGCAGTGGTACTCATAGTGACTACTTTAACTTTATTAGCCCCGCCACTGCTGGAAGGGTACCAGTTGGTACTGGCTCCGCTGGGACTCAAGTTGAGATCTCTACTACCTCCAGCGGTAACGGTTTTGTGGTGGTATCAAATAATAGTAAGTGGGTTACTGGTATGCCTGTAGTGTGGTCTGCTCTATCAGGCTTCACTACCTCAGGTAGCGCCGGGCCTACTTATTATGTGGTTCGTATATCATCTACTAATATACGTTTTGCAACTACGCTTGCACTAGCACAGACTGGTGCACCTGATATAACAATCAGTGGATCTGGTTCTGTTACGATTACTCATACCTATACAAGCAGGGCTATTGGTGAGACTGGTGGCAAAGAAACACATGCTATGACTAGTACTGAACTCCTAGCTCATACTCACGATGTTACTAATGCTAATCTTAGAATGTGGGATAGTGGACCCGCATCATTTGGTATAAACTATGGTGCATCTGCTACTGAGGCCTGGACTGATCCGGTGTTTAGTACTACAGGCGGCAACGCTGCAATGCCCATTATGAATCCCTTCATAGGTATGACCTACATAATTAAGTTATAGCAAAGGAGGTACTCATGGCATTTATTACAAATCCCTTCGGCGGGAAAACTAAAAAGGGTCCAAAGGCTGAGTCCTTTGACTACTCAGCTGGACAAGCTGAGAAGCTAACAGCTCCTACAGAGCGAGAACAAGCTTTAATGGATAAGCTTGGTATCTCTGCCGATCAAGCCGACCAAGGCATGTTGGATGAGATTCGCGCTCTTGGCGAGCGAGGAGATGATCTCTCGCGTGTAGACGAAGACTACATGAACCGGGCTTATCAACCTGCTTTTAGTAGGTTGATGAATGACTATAGTACGATGGATCGTGGTATCCTGGAAGACATGAACCGGCGTGGTGTATCAAGTGGCCCCGGCGCAGCAAGTGAACCTGAGGCCTACCAACGTATGCTGCTCCAACGAAGTACGCAGCAGACAATGGCTAACACCATGATGGAAGCCCAGAACCAAGCTGTCCAGCAGAAGTTGGCTCAGTATAATGCTAGACTTGCTGAGCCTACTGTAGCTGCTAATAGGTATGGCCAGACCATGACACCTTATCAGAATGCTACCATAGTACCTGAGAGCGAAAGAATGGCAACTAAGGCCGGTGTTGGGACTAGTATCTATGGAGCTAGATTGGGCCAAGGCTCCGCAGGTTATGCAGCTAATACGCAGAAGAATATTGCCCAGGGCCAGAACATGATGAACCTGATTGGGTCTGGCATAGGTGCCGCTGCAATGCTGAGTGATCCGGCTGCGAAGAAGAATATCACTGCAGGTCCAGACCCTGAAGAAGACCTCCAGGAGATGACTGAAACTCCTATCAACCGCTGGCAATATCGCAATGAACCTGATGCAGGCCCCATGCACGAAGGTGCTATGGCAAATGAAGCTCCTGAGGATACGCAGGTGCCGGGAGGGATTGACATTCCTTCCTATCTTGGTAAGTTGACAAACTCGGTGAAAGCGTTGAACAAGAAGATTGGTGCATATGAACTTCTATTACAAGGAGGTGTGTAATGCCAGGAATGCCAGGTGCTTATGGTTCTTTGATGGGTGCTACTGCTGCTACTCCTGCAACTGGTGGGACATCAGCTCTGCGTGGTGCTATCGGCGGGTTTGGTAAAGGTATGATGGACCCTCACTTCAGAAACCGTTTCGAGGAGGGAGCTTTTGGTGGGTACCAAGACCTCATGAGCAAACAGAAAGTTGGAGATTTTGTTGCAGGTAATCCAGATGAGAATTTAATGGAAAAATTCCAAAACCTGCGTGCTAAGATGCAGGGTCCTAAACACGCCCTGTAGTAATAAGGAGGGAACTATGTTAGGTGCATATGAAGGTTTGATGAAAGCGGCGGAACATGGGATGAATCCTGGTGGTATGCAAGCTACTCCTGTGCATCATGTAGGTAAAGGGACGCTAGATCAGCCGGAGCCTGGGAGTATTAAAGATGAGGCTATGGGGTTCTTGGGAGAAGTTGAGGCGAACATGAAAAAGTTCCGCCCTGGCTCCCATGCACACAACCAACTATCAGGGATGCGTGGTCAAATCTTGATGGACATCGCAGATATGGATGTTGAACATCAGAAGATCATGCCGGAGGCTTTACAAGGTTTGGAGAGTAGAAGACAGAATCTGAAAGCTAAGACCAAGCCTTACCAAGAAGGTCTGACCCCCGAATTCAAACCCACGAGGTAACTATGCCTTGGCAAGACCAAGATGTTCTAGACGCTCTAAAAGAAACTTATGATCTCGAGAGCGAGTATAAGTTACAAAGAGACCAGATCCATACCAAGAAGTTTAAGGACAAATTGGATATGGAGAGGATCAAGCATATTGACCATTCTTTGCAGGATGTTATAGGTATCAGGCAGAGTGTGGTTGATAATAATCCAGGGGTGTATGAGGCTTATGTACAGAAGTATAAGACTGTGCAGAAGCCTGAGCCTGAGGAGGAAGGGACTAGCCCGCTGGCAGGCCTCTTAAGAGGCACTAAGGACACACTTGGTTTTGTAGCAAAGCACCCACAACGTGCCGGGGCACATGCTAACCTAGGTGTGGAGTCCTTTGCATCGCTGCCTTTTAGAGGCCTTGAGACTGCCTTAATGGGTGAGAAGGGTGAGTATCCTTTTGCATCTGCCAAGAAATGGCTTCGAGGACGAGAGGAGAATGTTCGCAAGGGTGACATAGAAGCCGGTGTAACACCGGGCTCCACTGGCCCGGCTGTTGCCGAGGCAGTTGGTGGAATGGCTGTGCCGGTTGGACCTGCCTTGAAGGCTGGACAGCTTTTGAAGAATATCCTTAAGGGCGGTGCCTTTGCTGGTAGCATCAGCGCAGGTGAGGAGTTTGCCCAAAAGGGTGATGTCACAGCAGAGCAGACAGGTACGGCGACTGGGTTTGGTATGGGTCTAACAGGTGCCTTGAGTGCATTGCTTGGCCGAGGTAAAGCACCAAGAATGAGTGCCGATGCAGGACCTGTACCTTCAACCCACCCAGAAGCTGGGCCGAAGCCTTCGCCAGCTGGGCCTGCTGAGGGTGCTCCTTTACAACTAGAACACAAGCCCATCATATACGGCCAAGAGCCTCCTCGTGGTTTACCCGCTCCTACGCCGCCAGAACCCAAAGGTCCCGCTCCTTACTACGATCGTATGATGGAGGCTGTAAAGAGCAAAGCCGCATCCGAGCTAACACCTGATGAACAAGGCTTTGTGCTCTCACAACGTGGTACTGTCAATCCTCCACCTAATGCTGCCGGGGCTAGGGATGTGGTGGGAGATATTCCTACGCGTGAGAGGAAGTTATCAGAAGTCATGGGCTTGAAGCCTACACCTAAGCAGGGTGCTGAAGCGGCTACGCCTACGAGACCTCCTATTACTGAGAGGCCTCCTGATGATATGGTTGCAGCAAAGCCGGAGGTGACCAGTGCACCAACCCAGCCGACCAGAACACTCACAGATGTTGTTAGGCCGAAGCCTCCAGTCAGACCCATCGAAACCCTTGAACCTCCAGGAGCACCATCTCAGAGAGAGCTCTATGGTACACCAGAACCTACTATGGCTAAAGCGGCACCTGAACCAGAAGTCTCCCCAATCACAGCCAAGGCTACCGCACAAACAAAAGAGATGTCGGGTAAGTCTAAGCTCCTTACTCCCGAAGAAGCTATTAACATTGCTAAGGAGATGGATGCTCACAAAGTGGCCATGGAGAAGGAGGCTACTTTAAGAGATGTGGTTAGTGGGAAGTTGGATGTGTCTAAAGTGCCGATGAAGCGATCTGGTAAAGCTAGAGGTGTCAAAGGAGGCACAAGCAAAGAAGTCCCAAAAAGTGAAGCTCCAGCCCCTACCGTAAAGGGTGAGGTTGGGGCTCCTATAGAAGAGGTTGGAGTAGCAGTAGAGCCAAAAATTGACTTCTTCGGCGGAACACCTGTTCGTCCGCTAGCTTCTGGTCAAATGAGCAAAAGCAAAGCCGAGCCACTAGCAGAGATAGGTGGGGATCAGAACCTACAGCGTGATCTTGCTGCTGTAGATCGAATGTTAGATAAAGCAGGTAAAATGTCTAAGGAGGTTCCCCTTGAGAAACCAACAAAGACAACTAAAGTGGAGTTGCAACCCAAGAGAACTGAAGACTTTATCAAAGAACAGGGATACAAGGTCAGAGAACGAGAACCCTTCCCAGGAGAAAAAGAATACGACATTATCGACCCTCGCACAGGAAACATTATTGCGAGAGGAGATCGAGAACAGCTTACCCACGCTCTCGGAAATGTTAAAGAAGCCAAGGGCTTCAAACTTCACTCGTTTCCTTCTGGAATAGAGGACTTTGTTCCTCTGTTTAAGGACAAGCTCCGGTGTGTTGGGGCTAGGGTACCAGAGGGTGTCGATGTAGATGCACCTAAACAAGCAGGTACTCTTAATACTTTACTTAGGCCTTTTGAAACACCTGAGTTTAATGTTAGAAAGAGTGAAGCTGGACGTACTATCACAGATGCCGGCCGAGAGGCTGATAGGCAGATCAATAGACGTGTGCGGGATCTGATCACAGAAGAGGTTGTTCCTGGTAAGGAGTACACTCCAACCAAGCTGAGTGCATACTTCTCGGCCGATGCCGAGATAAGAGATAAGGTAAACAAAGTATTGGTGCTAGGTGACAAGGCTGAAGAAGTCTATACCCCAGCGCAGCTTACCAAATATGGTCTAACTACCGACGAAGTTACCATGTACCAAGGAGTACGCGAGGCATTAGATAAGGTAGTAAACTGGGTAAAAGAACTTGGTCCTGATTATGCCGAGTTTGATTCTAGGAAGATTGACGGTTACATCCCTAGGGTTTGGAAAGGTGACTGGGAGATCTTTGTCAATGGTAACAAACATCTAAGAGCTAAGACTGAGACATCTTCGTTTAGCACCTTAAGCGAAGCTGCGGCGGAGGCGCATGGGATTAAGGCTGGTGATCCAAAGGCCAAGATTGCAATAAAGTTCTTCCCAGATCCTGAATACCTCAGTAGTAGAGGTCTACAAGATGCTCGTGTGATAGCACGTCTTAAGAGTAACCTAGAGCGAATGGGTCATATGGATTCTGCCGCTATTGACGAGGCGTTTAAGATGGGCAAGTCTGTTAAAGGATTTGCCAAACACTTGTTAGAACGAAAGGACGCCAGTGGATATGAGACCCAGGATCTTGATAAAGTTCTCAATTCCTACTTCTATCAAGCCGCCAGACGCGTTGAGATGCAGAAGGTTAAGAGTGTGGCAGAGAGTGTTCTTAAAGAAAGCAAAGCTGACCTTTCGCCGGGACAGGTCCGTTATATGCAGGAGTATGTTGAACGTGTGGCTGGGAAACCTGCATGGGACCAAATAGCAATTCATCAGTTTGTGCAGGATACTCCTATTGGAAAGTGGATAGATCCTGTTAGAGGTGGGAAGTTGATCTCAAGCGGTAAGGAGTTTATCACACATCTCACGCTGGGCTTCGGCAACGTCGGCTGGGCCGCGATTAACTTGGATGGTTTGACTAGACACGTCTGGCCTATGCTTGCAAACGAAGCTAAGATGGTAGGTTCTAAGGATCTCCTGGCTGCCGAGAAGTATGGGCTTAATGCGGTTAAGGAGTTCTTTAAGAACAAAGGCCTTCGTCAACAGCTAGCGCATCATGGGGTTATTGATATTCAGTTGATGTCTGAGCCGACGCCAAAGATTGGTCATGAGTTTGGTAAAGGGCACTGGACACCTGAGCGCGTCAGCTTATTGCTTGGTACGGCTACTGAGGAATTTAGCCGAGGCGTGGCAGCTATAGCGCGTTATAACATGGCTTTAGATCATGGCGCAACGCCTGCTGTAGCTATGCAGGACGCGGCTCGATTCGTCGAACAAACACTTGGACGTTATACACGCGGCGGACGGCCACCTATTTATACTGGGGCAATTGGCTCAACAGTTGGATTGTTCAAAACCTACATGACCGTCATGTTGCAGAATGGATGGAAGGCACTTGAGTCTAAAGACGTGGGTACTATTACGCGTTATATTGCTGGTGCTGTTGGTGTTAGTGGTGTACTTGGGCTTGTCCCGGGGATTGAAGATATGGATGATGCCATAACGAAGAACTTCGGCTGGAGCCCAATTGAGATGATTGAGAAGAATCTCCCGCCTGCTGTAGCTACTGGGTTGTTGACGATTAGTGGAGTGGATTTATCGAGGAAAGCTGGAGTGCCTGAGATATTCCCTGATAATGCTAGGGGATGGGCTGGGCCAGTGGTTGGGAGATACGCATCTGTGATAGCTGATATTATGAATGGTGAGTATGGAGAGGCCGCTTTGGATATGTTGCCTAATTCCATTCGTAACATATTGGCGGTGACAAGGGGTATGAAGGAAGGTAAGATTATCGGCAGACTGGATAAGCCCTCTTTTGAGGCTACGCCTAAAGAAGCTACATTACATGCTATTGGTGTTACGCCTGCAAGAGAAGCAGCTGAGTCCAGGTTGTATGGTAGGAATGTTAATAAAGAGATCTATCGTGATGAGAAGCTAAACCATCTCACGCGAAAAATCGTAGCAGGCAAGGCCTCGGATGAGGACTACGCCGAGTTTTCCAGGCTCGGCGGTAAGCACCAACGGATTAAGAATGAACGTCGTAGACAGCAGGAGACTCTTATAGAAAGACAGTTTAGACATCTCCCTAAGCGGCTTCGTATGGAGCAGCCTAGGGATTAGTCTTTGCCTGTTATGTACTTGGCCCATGCTTCGCGCGCTGCCTCAGTCGCCAGATCGTCGACCGACTTACTCCGTGTTTCAGGGCGATCTGGCCTAAGGTAGACTTCTTCAGCTCTGCGTAGGATAAGTTCAATTTCACTGATGGTCCTTGCCTCGTAGAGACTCCGTAGGATTTTAACATCTTCCGTAGCAGGTATATGGAGACCTCTAGGATCTCTGAACATTGTTCTAAGCTTTTCTGCTGCCCGGTATAGAGCGTCTCTAAAGCTTGGCGCATAGTCGTATAGCCCAAGTTTTTCGCTATCGCGTCTAGTTGGTTCTCTGTCAGCATCTCGTTCCTCCTCTATTTTCTTTATGGCCATTACAAGATCATGAGTAGTAAGTATCACTATATGCCTTTCGCCTTCACGGCTCATTAATATTCGTATTTCATCTTTGCCTACTGCACGAAGCTCTAGAATTATATTACCCGATTTAAATACTTCCATAACTACTCCAGCTTGGCTAGTTTGTAGTACTGCTTGCGCTCATTTCTAAATGGTATAATTAGGCCAGCTTCTTCTAACGTAGTCACAGCCATGTCAAGTTCAGAGGAGTTTTTGATTTGGCGGTAGATTTTCTTGCACAGCGTACTACGGTCGATCATGCCTCCTGCACCGCTTATTAGGGTAAGAACAAGCTGGGTTATTTTACCACGCTCAGATGTATCAATCATCTTCATAGTCTCTCCACAGTTTTTTGCCGCGATCTGGATGATGTTGAAGGCCCGTTGGAAGTGATCTTCTGTTACAGTCATAGTGGCTTCTGAGGCTGCCAAGATCATAGCGATTTTGTTCATGTGATCTGTCTGACGTTCGATACTCATGACGCTAGTACCGGCACTCACCACTTCGTGGTGTCGGCGGTAGTAGGCATCATACCATTTGTCAGCCTCGGGTGTGAGCTTAAACTCCCCGACACATTCGTTATGGATGCGCTGCAAATGGATCACGAGGAGTTCCCTAATAGTGGGATCTACCTTCACTCCCCTCGGTACAATCCTTGAGGTAGAGTCTTTTTGCACTAAGCATAAGCGAGACATAAAGCCGGAGCCACGGGCCGATGATGGGATAGCTCTATCGACCTCACTCGGCGTTGTCGCGCCTAGCAATGATACACAGACATTCTTGAGCTTCTCTGTCCCACGTGATATAGTCTCCACTTCCAGTGTGTTGGAACAATCATACAGCCTGGTGAGGAACATAATCAAACCGGCGTTGTATTGTTCTGAGCCTAGGAACACCGTCAACTCAGGCGCAAGGATTAGACCCTCAGCCCTTGATTCTATCTTCATACCTCCAGAATCTTTGTGTATCTCCAAAGGCTTACTCAAGCGTTTAGCCAAGGCCTCCGGCGTACACTTCTCGCTTATGATCCTACACTCAGGTACGGCTTCACGTAAGATCTCAGAACCTATTGTTATGGCGGTGGTCTTCTTACCTACCCCAGGGGGTGAGATCAGGATAGTGTATAGGTTGGGATAATACTTATGATACACGTTATCAATCCAAGCCCTACGCCTAATAGCTGCGCCGATGATAGTCAAGCCTACCCATACATGAAAGTCCTCGGGAGCTTCATGCCCTGAGGTATAGTCTAGGTAGTCTTTCAACCACCCTGGGCGTATACTTCTGTGTAAGGTCTCCGCACCAAAAGCCAGACCAGGGTTAGTGAGGAGCATATTGAACTGAGCCTGGCCTATGTGCAGCCGCTCACAGACTTTGTCTTTGATCTCGATAGACTCACCTAGCTCATCCCACCATTTGCGGATGAACGCGAAGATCTCCTGCCGAACGGTAGCAGGAGAGTCGTCGTCTAGGGTATCTAGGATCTTAAAAAGTTCAGCTCGTTTTTCTTCGGATGATATAGCCATGTCTATCTGTTGCCTCTTCAACTATTGGGTGACCTTTGGCAGCTTTAATAGAATACATTGGAATGAATATAGAGTTACCTACTAATCTCGGTACGGTTCCCACAAAACGTCCATCAGACTCTACAATAAAGTCCCCTTCTAGAAGAGCGTTGAGTATGACACGATAGCCTTCTTCTCGTAGTTGTACGTAAGGGGCGATTTTTTCTAGGATTCTGTATACGACCATAGCTTCACCTGGAGTCTCGATCATGGCCTCAGCTTCAAGTATAGAGAACATAGAACTTTCTATCTCTCTCAGAGAGTCAATTCTTTCATCGACCCCCATCTTAAACCTGCTTTTGCTTCTACGGGAAAGCTCACTTTCTTCCCAAAGATCTCCACTTGCCTCTCCATATATGTCTTCATCTTTAATGTCTCTTCCCTCACTAGTTCCTCCCTCACTTCCATCAGAAGGGAATCGTGGACTTGGCATATGATCCTCGTATCGGGGTGAAATTTATCTCTGTTCTGGTATATGCGAACCATAGCTCGGTTCATTATACCAGACGCGGTGGTTTGGGTTGGGCTGCTGTAGGCTACTTGGCGTCTACGACCGGGGGGTTCAAACAGAGTACGAGGTACGCCGAAGCCATCATATAACATACCAGTCCTCTCAGCATCAGCCCAGCACTTGTTATGCCAGGCCATGATCTCAGGTACGTCATCGTCCATAGCTTTTAGCATAGGTGCTATTTCTTCTTCCGGGTGCCACTCGTGCGTGTCTTCGAGCATCTTGAGACAGACGGTTTTGACACTGGCACCATATCCACGAGAATACCGTAGACGCTTTGCGAAATCGTATTCTTTAGGGAATTCTTTCTTACTACGGATAGGTTTACCGAATATAAGCCCTGCTCGGTATAGATGGGTATTTTCACCTCGCTCGAACATGTTAATGAGTTTAGTACATCCTGACGCATAAGAAGGGATGCGATCCTCAAGGGCAGAATAATCGAGTTCAACGAGATGGAATCCGGCTGGAGCTTTGTAGATGTCTTTGACATTTATACCTTGAACCTCCCCTCTCGGTTGGTTTTGCATGTCGGGTTCTTTGCTGCTTAGACGCCAGGTTAGGGTGCCATAGGTACGGAAGCTGCTACGCATCCTACTGTCAGGCCACACCGTAGGTTTGAGGTAGGTACCTATAAGCTTGGTCATCTCGCGGTGTTCTATGATACCCTCAACGATGGGCTTGGTGGGGTGTTTGATGGTTGTCTGTAATAGGGTGATCACGTTGCTATCTTCTACGTCGATGCCAAGGTCTTGCTTGAACATCTCGATTACTTGCTTTGGAGATGCCGGGTTTATTTGGTAGCCAAAACAGCGTTCGAGAGTTTCTCTGTGTGCAGTGCGCTGTGCCTCGGCCTTGGCTATAAGCTGAGAACACATGTCGAGGTCGACTAGGATGCCAGCCATCTGGATATCCATCACGGCCCATTGGAGATGTTGGACTACTTCATCGTAGTAGGGCATTCTTTCGCCTCCACGCCCGTTGCCAGCACCAGCACCAGTAGCAGCCACATGGTCATCATCCTTCTTCCGGTTCTGCAATCGGACCAGCCCAGTGGCCTGGGCATCGCTCGACGGGTTTCCCGGCATAGATAAATAGCCCTGGTTGATCTCCATACGTCCATGCCCTTACGAGAATAATGGCCTGAATGACTCGACCGTTTTTCCCATACGACCGTCTCCACCAGTACCAGCCAGGTTGACTAGGTTTTTCGCTCGTCCATGTCATAGGGCTCCTTTCTCCCGAATCATCCCTCGTTTACCGCTGTACGCCGCTTCCCACCGATCTGTACACGCCTTCACCCCCACGATCTGCTCAATGGCGAGCATGACCTCACTGGGGCCGACCAGGTCATAGGCATTGATGCGGCACCAGATGTCTGCTAAGTGTTCATGTTCAGTCATGCCAATCCAGCCTCCCTCATTTCCTGTGTTATATGCAGGTCAGCAATATAAGTTGTAATACAATCTCGACAATTATAAGTCCACATCACATCATCAGGTGCCCACATCATACCTCCTGCACCCTTGACCATCAACTTATAATGTGGTATGTCTGTGTATATG